GTGGTGTCGGTGGGTTTACAGACAAGGAGAAGGAGCAGCTTCGTGGTGCTCTTGTAGACCTCAGCGACCGTATACGCCGTGCTGCTGATAATATTTAGGCAGGTGATTGTATTATACCTTTAAGACACAAGTCGTCCGTGCCTACGGATGCGCCCAGCCTCGGGACTTCGCAGTCTCGAGGCACTTTTGTTTTTGGCAATTGCCATGTTCACGTTTCGCACAACCGCCCACGAGCGACAAGACAAAATCATTTACATGGTTGCAAATCTCGCTACATATTCCGCTATGAGCGAAAGAGGCAATTGCCAACCGAGCGTAGGGCGGTGTAGTGCTGCAAAGACAGCAGAAAGCGCAAGCTGCAAAATTCAACAACATAACTCATTGAAAACAAGGTGGTTGAATTTTGCAGCTATGGAAAAAAGGTAAAAAAAACATGCTTTTATATATCTATATAGCTCGTTTTAAGCATTAAAACGAGCAAAAACAATAGGTAGAAACAATAAAATAACACAAAAAACTTGTAGAAACAGATTTTTTTGAGTTACTTTGCAAGTGCTTTTAATAAATGTTGATTCGTAGAATCATTATTTGCAAGTATCCGTACAATCAGTCGACATCCGCGACGATTGTATTTCATTTTTGATAAATATAGAGATCACTTTTAGCCCTCTGTGCGTGAAGCATCGAGGGCTTTTTGTTTTGCGGTCTGCGATGTTTTGGCTACGACAATATATATTTAAACTTTTGTTGAAAATAATTTGTGTTTTTCTTGCATATTCAACAAAAGTTTATTACCTTTGCATTGTGATAAAAAACATATCGCCTATGAGTAAAAAAAGAAAATCAAAGGAACTTAAGGACAAAGAAGACGATTTGCTTTTCTATCTTGAGTATTGGAACAAGTTCCCCAGCACTTTCAAAAAGATAGCGCAAAAAGAAATCGACCAACTTGAAGATGACATCAAGAATGACTAAAAAAGACTCCTCTCCCTTAAATGGGAGGGGGAGCTTTTCTAAAACAATTCTAACAAGATATATTATTATGACAGATTATAAGGATAAGATTAAGGCTCTTGCTGAGCGCAACCGCTTGGCAACAACCGACGAGGAGCGTGCAGCAGTATCCGCTGAGATGAACGCTTTAAGGAGTGAGAACGTACAGGCTTTTACTGAAGCTTTGGAGGGACTTATCAAGACGACTGCCGAGGATGTGCAGGAGATGCGCATGGCTGAGCGTCTTGGCGAGATTACGGACATGGTGTCTATGGCTTACATAGCCAAGACTTATTTCAAGAAGTCGCGCTCATGGCTTGCACATAAGCTCAACGGCAATATGGTGAACGGCAAACCATCACAGTTCTCTGATGAAGAACTGAAGACCCTTCGCTTTGCGCTCAATGATATGTCGAACAAGCTTAGCTCCATGAGCATTGCTTTATAGCGATAGTTTTTTATCACATGACTGCCCTCGGTGCGTGAAGCATCGAGGGCTTTTTTTTGTGCACTAATGTTAAATCTTAACTGTGATAGCAAAAAAGTTATCAATTTATTTGGCTATATGTAACATTATTGCTACCTTTGCATTGTCCAATAAGGACAAAGAGTTCTTTTATTAATTCCTTTCACGTATGAAAACAAACGAATTAACACGTTTGCTCAAGCGTAACGGATGTTACCGCTTGAGAAAGGGAAGTAGACACGACATCTGGATTAATCCTAAGACAGGTATGACTGCTACAATTCCTCGTCACGGTGCACAAGAAGTAAGACCGGGTACTCTAAAGAATATCCTCGATTCACTTCTTGGTTAATCATTTGGAGTCTGACCCTTCGGGGTCGGATTCCTTAGATTAAAAAGGAAGATTGATTCAAGGACTCTTTTTTTTGAAAGACAATAACTAAATTCTAACAATATGAGAGTGACTGTTTATGTAGAAAAGCAACCGAACGAGAAAAATTGTTCTTGCTTTATTAATGAAACTATTAATAACTGTAGCTTGGCAGGCTATGGTTCTACTGTAGATGCAGCCGTAGAAGACCTTCTCGTTACGAGGAAAGAATATAATGAGATGGGACGTGATATTCCTGAGTTGGAGATGACGTTTAAGTATGATATTTGGGCATTTTTCGATAAGTTCCCAATATCGATTACTCCGCTTGCCAAGCGTATTGGTATTAATCCATCGCTGATGCGTCAGTATGTGTCAGGCAACAGGAAACCAAGCGCTACACGACTTGAAGCAATAGAAAACGCCATTCATGAGTTTGGCAAAGAGCTTTCGGCTGTGTCGTTAATATAATCAAGAATAGTTTTCATGTAATGTGAAAATATATAATTAAAAGAACTCTTTAGCCCTCTGTGCGTGAAGCATCGAGGGCTTTTTTTATGTCGTTTGTCAAGGCGAGTAACCGTGAGGGTTTACACGAATAGTCGAAATGGGCGATGCGAATAGGCGAAATGGGCGATGCGAGTAGCCGTGAGGGTTTACACGAATAGTCGCATTTGTGGGCGCGACCATTTTCGTGAGCTTACGAAAATGGAGAATACCAAGCATCTCATCTATCGGGCATATTATATATAATGTGGAAATGTTAAATTTGCTATTTTGCGGTAATATTTCCATTCAATTGCTTGGTGGTGTCGCTCCTTTTGCCTACCTTTGCCCATGGAAATAGGATGGTAGTTGTATCTACTCTGGGGAGCGACAGTTTCGCTCGGCACGCTTGCTCGGGCTTTTTTTATGCCTTTGCGCGGTTCGCATACTCTATTCTTTTTTATAAAGGATATAGACAATATTATGACGGCTGCCTTCCCGTGAATAAGTTTCTCTTCGGAGTATACTACTATTCTATTTCCAACGGGGAGTGCAGCCGTCACCCGTTTATATCGGCTGCGTGGGAAATAGAATAGTAGTGGTATGACAAACCAAAAAACAACAATCAGTTTCCAGAACGAAACTACCTTGTTTGGTGCTCCAGGAGCACTCAACATGAATGGTGCAGCCAAGGCTGCAAGTGATAACTTTTCAGGCATTAAAGCCAGCTGCGCCCAGCTCAAGGCGAAGGTGCAGCAGGCCATGCTGAAAAAGAACGAAGCCTATAGCCGATTGGCAGGCTTCGAAGTGAACAATCAGACAGTAGCCGTGATAGGTTTTGTAGTACCCTTGCTTATGGTGGCAACGGTCGTCCTGGCTACTACTGCTCCTCTACAGGCCTTTGCCTCTGCAGGCATCACAGGCTGGGTGGTTTACCGCTTCAATAGTAAAGATTTTAAGAAAGGCGACGAGAAAGGAGGCGAAAAATGAAAATCAAGGTTCCTAAGGTTACAGCCAAGAAGATTGGCGAGGAAGAAGCAGCTGAGATGATGACAGGCTTCGATAGTTTAAAAGAGGTGATAGAGAAGCTCGGCAAGTGGCAAGACGCTAACGAGAAGCGTGGATTCTTCGTCCTTGGCTATAACGAAGGCAAAATCTCATGTTTTGGTACAGGTGGCAATAAGGGCATTCTTGCTGGCATAATGGCTTCATTGATTATGGAGAGCAAGGAATTTAGAGAAGTAATGTTGCCTGCTATTGTTGCTGCCGAAGATTGGATTAGCAAAAACAAAAAGAAAGTAACCATCATCGAAGGAAAGGAGGACAACCATGCCAACTAATAATATGCCTACATTCAATATCCTCACTCTGCAGGAACTGCAGGCTCAGCTCTTGGATATTGTGGAGCGAATGAATAAGAATCGCGAGTCGTTTGCTCGAGCTCGCACGCTTGAAGATGAAAGATATATCTCGCTAACGGAGGAAATATCGAAGGGTCAAGCCATGGTAGCTGCAGACCGCAAGAAGAGTAAGGACAATTACCTGAAAGCGATAGAAGCCTGCGACCAGGACGACAAGTTCCTCGCTAACAAGAAGCGCAGAGCCTACAACGACCACATTCGCGAAATGGCTCATCTGAAGAGCGAGCACGCTCGCAACAACGTGTTGCTCGAGAATGAGCGTGCACTGCTGTTTAGCCAGTACAAAGCTCATGGTGGCGATATGGAGATTATTAAATCATTGTACAACGACAACAAAAAAGATAAAGGAGGAAAAGAAAATGGAGAACAATAATAATTTCAGCGAGCAGACTCTTAATCTTCTGAGACCAATGCTCGATATCGATACATTGGAAGTGCAGATACAACTACTGGACGATGTGATGGACGACTATCTTGATGTTTCGCCCGACATAATGAGCAACGAGGAGGCAGCACACAGACTGGATGTAGCCTCTAACCTTAGGAGAATGAGCAAGAATTTGAAAGATCTAAAAAAATCAATAGAATCATGACACAAGAAGAAGACGAGAAAATGCAGCTCGAATATATCGAAGCTTACTTCGACAAGCGCAGTCCTGCGCTTGAGGGAAGTCTTGCAGGCAAGCCTAATTATCCCGAACCAAAGACGACAACAGAAATTATTGATGACCTGTCAGATATGTACGACATCAGCAAAGGACTGTTGAGCAAATATCTGGTGGACCATGGCTATTCGCTCGTACCTACAGAGGACGGTAGATTGAAATGGATGATTTACCGCTACTACGATAGCCATATAGAATAACAAGAAGGAAACATTTATTTTACATTTTTTATACACATTGGTTTAGTCAATGTGTTCCGTTTAATTTGAGGGTGTAAGTATTAAGCTCGTGAGAGTTAGGATACACACAAAGGGAAGCAGTGCTCGTGAGAGTGCTGCTTTTTTTTGTGTATTTTATGCAGCTAAATGAATAAGCTATCTTTGCCTAAAAAGAATAAAAGGATGATAACAATAACTCAATCTATATCTGGCACATATTTATCATCGAATGTTCCCGATGTGGAATTCTCGATAGGTGGCAACCGCGCCATGGTGACGATGACGGTAGACGACGAACAGGTATACCAGGAATATCTATATCCGTTGGCAGGTGTGGTTACGCTTGCCGAACTCGACCGTCTGCTCACTCCTTATGCCAAGAAGCGCCTGAAGGTGAAGCTGAAGATACAGATTGCCGAACAGGATGCCGACAACGAGACCATCATGTCTACCAAAAGCATGGAGGCAGATATCATATATAGCGAGGTAGATATCAACACTACTGCTCAAGACTTCATAGATACTCACTATCTGACATTGCTCGAGGGTGAGAAGGTGACGAGTCTTCATCGTCTGGAATATCTACACTATATCGGTACCGACAAGGCTGAGGTGACAGCCTATTATGACGATGGCACTAATAAATCTTTCTCTATATTGCCTGTTGCTGGCAACGACCGCTACACCACACTCGATGTGTCGGCAGAGCAGTTTGCCATGGCAGGCAAGACGTTGCTATGTTATGATGTCCAGGCTGGAAAGCGCACGTTCCGGTTCACAATCGATTTTGATGAGCCTGACTGCGCTCCAGTTCTGGTATTCGACAACTCGTTCGGAGTGGAAGAGCTAATCTATTGCACAGGCACCCACACCATAGCGCCATCGTACAAACGCGAGCAAGCGTATATAGGCAAAACCCAACGCAACTATGCGATTACCGAAACCAGAGTGTTCAAAGCCGACACAGGCATACTGTCGTTCACCATGGCAAACTGGGTGGACGAGCTATTCCGTTCGATGAACGTGCATATAGTAACCTTCAAGAATGGCAACCCGAACGTGGGCAAAGAGGTGATAATAACAGACTCGAAGTCGGAATACGACAACAAGCCTACGTCGTTGCCTCGATTCACCTTCTCATACCAGTATGCTCAGCGTAATCATAATGTGCTGAATATGGAACGTGCAGGCAGAATATTCGACAACACCTTTGACAACACCTTTGAATGAAAGCTATCCATTTCACCGAGATGCTGCGCCAGATAGACCAAGCATATCAGCATCGAGCGCTTGTAGATGTATACGCTTACAAGGGCGAAACAGGCGCCATTGTCCATTATAAGGGCTGGCTTGTGCACCATGTGGCATGGCGACAAGGTTTTATACGCTTGAAAAATCCCAAGAACCGAGAGCTGCGTACTATTCCTCAGATATTCATCATACAGATAAACAATCAAAAAATATACTTATGAGCAAAAACAAAAATACCCTGCAGCCTACATCGCAACATGCAGATGCTGATGGCTATCGCAAATATAGAATTGTGCCTACAGGAATAGGCTCGTCGTCGGAAGGCAACTCTGTAGCTTCAGAATATGGTGGCGACTCTATGGATGTTTTCGATGATGATGATCAGGCTGGAACATCGAACGTGAGACAGATAGTGGTGAAGAAGCGAGAGTATAAGTATGTGCAATGGGGCGGAAACGACCAGTTGCCATACAGCGTAAGGAAGAAGCTGATGGAGAACATGGTGACGGCACAATGTCAGCAGTTCAACATCGTGTCGTGCTATGGCCAAGGAGTGCGCTTCGTGGATAGAGAGACAAGAAAAGACGTAAGCGACAAAGAAATTCGCGACTTCTGTCTATACAACTCGCTACAGGAGGTGTTCCTCGAGCAGGTGACCGACTTCAAGTTCTTCTTCTTCTCGGTAACGGTTATCATCCTGTCGAAGGATGGCACAAAGATAGTGACGGTAAGAAACAAGGATGCCTCATACTGCAGATTTGAATATGCAGGTTCTACAGCTTCAGGCAAGTCGGAACATGTGTTCTATGGCGACTGGCGACTCGGTTTCTTTGACGAAAGCAAGATTGAGGTGATACCATTGCTCGACTATTTCAATCCGCTTGGCGACCTGATGGTACGAATGGGCAAACTGCCAAACCCGGAAACAGGACTCAAGAACAAACCTACCAAGGAGCGCAAGTTCGCTATATTGAGCCGTATGGCAACACCAGGCTGTCAGATGTACCCTGTACCATATTACTCTTCGATATTCCGCGATGCCTGGTTCGATATCTATCGCTTGATTGGTATCGGCAAACGATATATGATTAAGAACACTTCGGCTCCACGAGTACAGATAGAAGTGCACGACGAGTATTGGGACAACGTTTGCGACAACGAAGGAATATCAGACGAGCCACTACGCAAAAAGCGCAAGGAGGAAGAGAAGCAGAACATCATCGACTTCGTGACAGGTATCGAGAATGCAGGCAAAGCAATGATTAGTGGCTACTATGTAGACCCAAACGGCAAGGAAAACAGAATGGTGCGCATAGTGCCACTCAACGATGCCAACAAGAAGGAAGGTGGCAACTGGAGCGACGATATGAGCGAAGCTTCGAATGCTCTCTGTTTCGCCTTCGGAATTCATCCTAACCTGGTGGGAGCCACACCAGGCAAGAGTCAGATGAACAATTCAGGTAGCGACAAGCGCGAGCTATTTACGCTGAAGCAGGCTATAGAGAAGCCATGCCACGACATACTGACTAAGCCATACCACCTGATACTCCACTATAACGGATGGAGCGACAAGGTGACGGTAGATGTGCCAATGATACAGCTCACCACTCTCGACGAGAACAAAGATGCCAAGAAGGTTACTAATTCTAATAGCAATAGCAATGACAACGATAACAATATCTAAAGAAGACTTCGAGCAAGCGCTGCCAGTAGGCTGCTCAGCTCATAGCGAGGTGTTTGAGAGTGTGATGCCTGCAATAGACATCGCTAACGATAATTACTCAAGCAATCTGCTTGGCGAAGCAGGCTTGAAGCGGATAGCTGAAGAAGGAGAGAATAGCAGACTACTGCAGTATTATAAAATCATGGTGTGTGTTGACGGTTTTCTCTCGGTATTCAGACAGTTGGACCTGGTGTTGACACCTACAGGCTTTGGCATTGTGTCAAACGACACCATATCGCCTGCATCGAAGCAGAGAGTGGATGCGCTCGAGGGACAGCTGCGCACAGCACTATGCAGGGCAAGAGCTATGACCGTGGATTTGCTTCGCTCAGAAGAATGGGGCAAGACGATGCAGGCAAAGAACTATATCCGCTACATATATACAGAGAATTATTTCTTCTTCTCGCCCATGGCAACCAAGGCACGGTCGTATCAAGACTGGCAGGCTATGCAGCGAGCCATCATCGATGCAGACGAATCGCTACGCTTGAGAATATCGGACGAACAGATGGATGATATCCTCGACGCATGGCGATGCGATGACCATGACAGGCTGACACCGTATGCAGGAATACTGCAGCTGATATGCGACTTCACAGACAAATGGAACGTAAGCGGAAAAGCAGCCATCTCTACCCCACTCTATCGACGTATAGAGCGCGAGGTGGAGCAGAACCCTGAGATATACTCTATATATCCAGAGACAGCAGCCTATGATGCCGCGCATATCGAGAGTTTCAAAAATACTAAAGATTCATCAGCATTCGTGTTTAATGGTTAAGAAGATTAATATAGAATTAAAGGCTCCTCAGTCGTGGCGCGAACTGACTCAAGAACAGCTGCGCTACGTGTTCTACCTCATGGCAACCTTTGCAGATATGACGGTAGTTAAGACTTATATGTTTGTGCGCTTTACAGGAATCAGCGTGATAGAGAAGAATCGCTATGGCTGGAAGTGTGCTTATAAGCCTGAGGGTGAGAAGCTGAAGGTGTTCTATATAGAGGCGTGGCAAATTCATTCATTTCTTAAGCAGTTGAGCTGGGTGGACTCGACGGAGGATATGGGCAATAGGTTGGATGTTGTCCAAGGACTCCAGGCGGTCCATCCGCTTCTGCAGGAAGATACCGAACATAAACGCATCATCAGCTTTGGCGAGTATCTCTGTATGGAACAGCAATATCAGCTATTCCACGAGACGAAGAAACAGGAGCATATAGATAAGCTCGCCTCGTTTCTATATCGCAAGCCCGACTTCTCTCGACCTGACGAGCTGAGTCTGACAATAGAAGAAAGCCTGGCAACAATAGCATGGTTTGCCAATATCAAGTTAGTTATGTCGAGAGCCTTTCCGAACTTCTTCCGCAAGGCTACTGCCGACGACGTGACAGAACTGTCGGTACTGCAGTCGATAAACCTGCAACTAAGAGCTCTGACAGATGGTGACGTGACGAAGGAAGCCGAAGTGAAACGTGTGGACTGTTGGCGAGCGCTGACAGAACTCGATGCTAAAGCCAAGGAGGCAGAAGACTTCAGACGCAAGTATCCAGACATGAATAAATAACATATAATTCAGATTACCATGGCAAAAGACCTTTTTCCAGCTCTCGACTATTTTACACAGCTTGCCAAGTCGAGCCGACTGGCACAAGACAATAAATTTTATCCTTGCCTCTGCTCTGGTCCAGACTCTATACAGGGAGTGATGGAGAACTTCAGGAAGCAGCAGAACTTCATCATGGTGGATGATACCACCTCACAACAGACCTTCTCGAATGGCGTAGGCTATTTTCGCAGAGATGTATATACGATATTCATCTTGGCTCACTATCGCATAGACGATATGATAGACAGAGAAGAGAAGTTGAACCTATGCAGGCAGATATTCAGGCAGTTTCACTCTCGCCTGCTTCACGATCGAGACGAACTTGGCGACGACCGACTGACATTCCTGCAGCTGAATAATGTCTACTCATCCGAGTTGCCTCGATATTCATATAACGGAGTGACAGGACTGTACTTCATGATACAAAACGAGGAACCAATAGATATATGCTATGACGAATCGGAATGGACTTAAACCCAATATGACTGATGCCGAACATCAGAAATGGTTGGATGGATGGCAGCAGTTTATGGTGGATATATGGCGTGAGCGAATGATGCAATTCACTCCACCAGTAAACGATACAGGAGCATTGGCTCGCTCGATACAGGGTGTGGTACATCCTGGTCCTGTTACCACCATCGAGCACCATTTCCTTGAGTATGGTATATATGTGGCTCGAGGCGTGGGCAATGGATATAAGCATGATAACGGTGGCGACCTCAAGTTTCTGAAGGACTGGAAGACAAATCCACACCATAGGCAGAAGCGTGACTGGTTCTCGAAGAAGTATCTATACTCTATCCATCGCCTGAACGAATTTGAAGCTTCATATTATGGTACCACATATAATGGTTTGGTGTCATCGTATCTGAGTCAGCTATTCAGCGACGGCAAAAATACTATAGATAGAACGATAAGGAGGTTTTAATTTTTAATCACCATTTTTACTATGTCAATACAATCAGAGTTTTCTGCTCTACGTGAACTCTTCACTAAAATACGCGACGAACGAGGCTCTCATGCCAACACAGCTAATCGTATAGGTTCGGCATTTCTTGCTCTATTAGATTATGTCCTTAATGCGCCATTCTTGCGTAAGGACAAAGAAGATGTAGCAGCTGGCGAAGTTACCTTTCTGCGAGGTCTTAAAATAGGCGATTACTCTTCTGTATCATTAACTGGTGGAGAATGGTCTGTCGACGACAAGGAACATACCTACCTTACTACCGATTATCTCGAAGTAAGAATGAAAGCTATCTTCGAGGAGTTGATGATTAAGAAGACATCCACTATAGGCGGTAATGTTATATTATCTCCTGCAGGAAGTGTGACAGCTCACGATGTACAGACTGTTAGCGTAATATACAACGATGTCTCACAAGAGGCATATCGTTGCTATTTTCTCGCAGAACTCGACGGCAACGAAATTAGTAACGACTTCGCAATAGGCGACCTAATACGTTCGGAAAGTTTCAATCTAAACAATGGAAAATACCACAAGATGGGCAATCACTTCTTGTGGAGACTGTGTATTGGCAGAGACGATAAAGCAATAGAGAAGAATGGCAAAAAGTATCATTATATAGACCTTTCTGTAACAGATTGCGCCACAAATAGCGATAGACCAGCTAAGGGTGACGTCTTAAATCAATGCGGAAATAGAGACAACCCAGAGAGACAGACTTGTATGTTCTTCTCTTCTGTTGGTACTTATGCTCCAAGTATCACCTTATATCAAGGAGTAGACAATTATTCATTCGACAAGAAAGAGTATGTAGAATATGGAGTGAATAATTCTTCTAAGAAGGCATTCTTTAATGTATATGGAGATATGTATGTAGGCGACAGACCTACCGCAGAGAATAACTATGAAGGTAGCACTTATGTAAAATTTCAGCAAGATTGTAATGGTAAAGGCAAGCCACGTCTTCAAATAAAAGCAGAATTAGATGTCAAGAGTACTATTGGCGGTAAAAATATCGATAAGTATATCGAGGATAACACATTGAGCGAGGCTGCAGTTAATAATATTATTAGCAAATCACAAATCATATCAGACTTACAAAATCAAATAGATGGAGCTATAGAAACATGGTTCTATGAAGGTATTCCTACACTTAGTAATGTTCCTGCTGCAGAGTGGAAAACTGATAGCGATAAGAATATACATCTTGGAGACCTATATTACGACACGTCTACAGGCAAAGCTTATAGATTTGCCATGGTCGACAACAACATATATAAATGGTTAGCAATAACAGATACCGATATAGCTAAAGCTCTTGAAACGGCAAGCAAGGCGCAAGAAACTGCAGATGGTAAGATGAAAGTGTTTTGCCAGCAGCCTACACCTCCTTACTACGAGGGCGACTTGTGGGTTAATGCAACATATCCTCAAGACGGAAGTGTGTACAAAAATGACATATTGAGATGTACTACAGGGCGAACATTTGGTGCGTTTAACATCAACGATTGGACATTGTCGTCTAAATATACTGACGACACTGAAGCTCACAAGGCTCAAGACGCTGTTGTTAAGACGCAAGAATCGCTACAAAATCTGTCTAATACTGTAAGCAACAACAAAAGCGCCTTTGATAAGTACACACAGGATGGTTATGTTGATGGAGCAGAGATTGTTGCGATGCAACAAGACATTAAGCGCTTGGTAGACGACTATACGGCTGCCGAGAAAGCTTATAACGAGGTTGTTGGGAGTGAGGTTCTGAAAACTGATACAGGAGCAGAGACTAAGGAACTTACAGATCTAAAGATTGCCAAACAAGCCTTAGATAGCGCTCATAAGGAATTAGTAGATTATCTTAATGATATTACTAAGAGATTTAATGAATCAGGTGATACTGGCAAGAAAACTATCAGCAATCGTGTTGGCACTCTCTTCGATAATTTTCAGACTGCTTATAGTGCCTTTTATAATGCTCTCGGCATAGCTAATGCGTACATAACGAGTTCTATCTACTCGATAACCTTAGGTAATGTGACTAATTATGATAATCTAAAGTATCTTAAGAATGCATTGCAAGGAGATAGTACTATACAAGGTGGACTCATGCTGTCAAGCACTATAGTGCTTAGAGATGCAAAAGGCGCTGCTGTAATGAGTGGCATGAATGGTATCGTCGATGAGACAAAACAAAACCAAGGACTTGAGAGTATTGCGACCTGGTGGGGAGGCGCTTTTGCAGATAAAAAGACATTCCTTCGTGCAGGGCAATCGATAGCAGATACTACAGAAGGTAAGAATGCTGTCACGGACTATGCAACATCACTTGTTAGATTCGACGGAAGTGGTTATCTTGCAGACGGTGCAATATGGTGGGATAAGACAGGTAATGTACACGCTAATCCTGCTTCATTTATAATAAGCGAAAAAAATGTAGGAGTATATCTATCCTTCTTAGAACCTGTGTGGAAACCAGGAATAACAGATAATACTCTAATTGACAATGTACAATATCTCATTGCGAAGAAAGACTTTCGTTCCTTGGTCGGAATAGATTCGCTCGCTACAGAAGGATATCTTAAAATCGGTGGCGCTTACCTTGTATGGGACAATACAAATAAGGCTATCAGAATCGCAGGAGACAAGGATGGCAAAACTTTGGCGAATCTGTATACAACAGGTGGCATTACAGCTTATGGTGCTGGTAGCGGAACTGATGGCGGTGGAGGGCTGAATGGTTCGGTGCAGACGTATGCTAATGCTATCAGTTTGACGACTGCAGGCAATGAACTGTCTCAGATAGCCAGTGCTTGGAGTATTAAGAAGCTCTATGACAAGATAGAGGCTATTGATATTAGCGACCAGCTGACAAATTATCTGCAGAAGACGGATGCAGCCAATTTGTATCAGCCAAAGGGACATTATCTAACTTCGCTTGGAATCAATGTTCCTACAGGTCTTACGGTGTCGGGTTCTCCTGTAACCTCAAGTGGAAATATTACTATTGGGCTGGCTGCAGGCTACTCTATACCGACAACCGCCAAGCAGACCAACTGGGATACGGCATACAGATGGTATACGGCTATAGCAGGCAAGGATTCGGATGGTACTATCGATAAATGGGACGAGATAGTGGCATTCTTGGCTAAGATTGATGACTCGACGACTCTGGATGGAATAATTGGAGGCATAAACTCTTCGATATCTGCAGAGACATCGAGGGCTAAGGCTGCAGAAGGTACGAATGCTACGGGTATAGCTACTCTGCGTAGTTATTTTAATGGTAGTGTGGCGAAGAATGCCAAGAATGCGGATACTTTAGATGGGTATCATGCAGCGAATATTCAGCAGGCAGGTTGGGTGAATCTGTACAGATATGGCACTGACTATAGAGAGATAAAATGGACGAGGATTGGCAGATTTGCTACTAAGATATCAGATAGCGTAGAAAACGACGGAATGATAGAATTCTGTTCGAATGGTGATCAGAACTATTGGTATTTTGCTTATGGTACATTGATGCTGTCGTCATCATCCACATCGTCAAGATCTCTGATGTTGACAACTCACGGGATGGATAGCATACATTTCTATGCTGCTATCGACGATAATGGGTATATATGGCTTGGTCATAATGCTTGGCGCACGGGCAATTCGAAGTTCAGAGTGCTGTGGGCGGGCAAGTATGTTGAAATGTATGATTCTAATCTGCTTATGCAGACTAAAGCTCCAGTAGATAAATATGTGACGGACAATGGAACTTACAAGATGGGGCAAGGCGTTAAGGGTATAAATTATCTGAAGAACGTGAATGCATCATCAGCATCGAAGCTTGAGACAACGAGAAAGCTGTGGGGGCAGAATTTTGATGGCGGAGGCGATGTGACTGGTATGCTCACCTTAGCCGACGGTAGTCATGCCGGTTTGAAGCTTGGATCTGCATATCTGTCTTCTCTTGGTGGCTGCGCCATATTCCAAAATGTAAAAGCCATTCGTTTTGGTGGCGATTCTTGGAATTGGAGCGCTTGGGCAGGACTTAGCTATGACGAAAAGAATAAGATAGTGAATTTAGGTTTGGCAGATGGAAGCATTTTTACTGCCACTACCACCACACCGCAGACAGACGGTACTCTTAATTTGGTGAATATAACTAAGCTGCTGTTAGGAGGTCTCGGACTTGAGTATGACGTTAACAATAACGCTCTGAAAGTGAACGGCAATCTGTATGCTACGGGTGGTATTACGGCTTATGGTGCTGGTAGTGGAACTGGTGGCGGAGGTGGAGGGCTTGATGCTACAGTGAAGCTCTTCTCTGAAGCAATAACCCTCACGCAAGACTCTCGTGGGTTTGTTGCGTCGGCATATTCTGTTGCAGCTCTTAATAGTAAGATAGCAACATTGCAGACTGATGTTACTACATTGAGGGCTGAGCGTAAATTAGATTATAGAGATATAGATTTTGGTTTGTCGTCTGACAATTCTTCTGCTGATAATTGGCATACTTACCAAGATGTTGCAGAAGGCATGTTTATACTTGTTGACAACAAATATGGTCAAGGGCAAAGCATCGGCGTGTTGTTGCAATATAAAGATAATATGAATCATGCGCTTAACCAAGTTGTGATATCAAGCTGTGAATTGTTGCCAACCGAGGAGAACTTCGGTTCGCATAAAGATGGAATAATGTTCTTTAAGTGTCGCTCATGGAACACTTTAACATCACCAGGATATGCAGGGGCAAAAAACACCTGGAGCGAGTGGCATGATATCAATGAGAGAATTACGAATGATGATATTGATGAACTTTTTAATTAAAAAACTATGACGAAATACTTAGATTTTGAAGGACTTAAGCATTTTAAGAAGAAGATAGACGCTGAATATAAACCTGCATTAAATGGCAAGGCAGACAACGATATTGGTATCTTTACAACAGGTGTTGCTACTCCTGAGCTTCACGTTAATTCTAATAATGCTGATGAAAAAAGTGCCAATCAAATATTGGCAACAGGGGTGGATGGCACAGCTGATATTCTGATACTACATAATAATTCTAATGGCGCAGCGTTAGATTTAGTTAGAGCCAACGTAAATGGTATAACTATTAATTCATACGCTGCATTATCGTCATTACCAGGTGAAAATATTAATGCTAAAGATTGGACACTTACAGGGAGAAAAACTGATATTACTGGTGATTCTATCACTTCGCCTAAGATTGTTAAGGCTGGTGGTACTTCCAGTGAGATTTTGATGGCTGATGGTTCTATAAAAGACTTCGTGTCCCTTGCTTCCATTCCACTTACAGGCTCGATTAATCTAACCACAGAGAATGCCATCACCTTAGCTGCTAAGTATGCCAAGGTGGCTAATAATAGCATCAACTTCTATGTCATAGCAGATAGCCGTGGTAAATTGCCATCATCAGAAACTCGCATAAATATAAACTCTGGTATTACATCTCTTGTAGGTGCAGAGGGTGCCAATGTCGGTGATTTGTTCGTTGTCGGCAAACTTAGTCTGAAGCCTGTATATAAGATAATTCCTCTTAATGATGCTAAGGCAGAGAACTCTACCTATAAGGGTACACAGGGTGTGGTTACTCCTTGGGATAAGCAGCAGATTAACAAGGTTGCTTCTATCGAATCTACTGCTAATGCCGCAAAAAATAATATGCCAACATATGGCGAAAGCAATATGAATAATGCCTTAAGGACTGGAATGTATCCGTGGTGTACTCTTGGCAGGCCGTCAGGCTCGCAAGGAGCTTATACCTGTGTAGTACTGGCATCAACGACGGCAGATAGCAATGGCTATACAACTGTGGAGCAGACTGCTTATGGAAGACAGAACGAAAAAGGCAAAATATATAAGCGCATTATCTTCGTTAAGTCTGGCGTTACAGAATATGGAGACTGGATAGCTATAGGATAAAGGAGGTGAAGAAATGAGTGTAGATAGAGGAATAATCGTAGCTCCCGTCACCATCGATGACGTGAAGCAAGTATTAGGCGAGAGCACTAATGATTTGGCAGCGCTCTGCCGAAGTAGTAATATCAATATGATGAGCAAATATAAACCTGTGCCCTTAGCTGAGACATTCGTAACAGATTCGCTTAATGCTGATATGAGAACGTGGACTGCCAAGAGTGACACAGGATGGTGGATTGGCAATCCTAATGGTGTATTCGGTATGAGAACTGTAAATGATGTGCAGCAAGCCAAAGAACTTGGCAGATGGACATACAATAAGCCTACAGGAACTTCAGAAGCTCCTTATCGTCTGTCAGACTTCATTGGTTATAACAGCAACGAGAACGAAAACAACTTTCCTCTTCGAGCAGTTGTGTACGGATATAGCGAGAACAATGTGGTGTATGATGACAATGTTGTTTGCATATTGTTTCAGGGTGGTGATGATCCTGTTTATCCGAATAATACTTTCTCGTTGGGTGATCTGTTGAATATGCTACGTAAGGGACTTGGAGACAATATCTATCCTGCCGTCTGTATATACAACGAGACTAATAAGGAGAAGATGTTCGTGTCCTCAGATGTACCTATGAAGCCTGGAGTTATGAACGATGAGATAACTATCTTTCGTGTAGATTTTAAGCACGGGGGAAAAATATACGAGGGTGAAATACTTGATGTTAATTATCGCGGATGTCTACTAGATTATAATGTTGGCGACAGGCTGACATTTATTCCGCTCCTTTGCTCGACAACTGACCACGATTCTACAACCTTCCCTCAATGTATCGTATGCCCAGCAGTAAAGAATACTGTAGAATTCTGTGATGCCTACGTCACATTGCCATTGGCAAAGAGTGACGACAAACCTGTTACTACTAAAACCATTGTGGTAAATATTAGCAATCTCAAACTGAGACAGGAGGTAGGACAGATGTTGTACTATGACAACAAAGATAATACTGCAGGTGTTATTAAATCAGAAACGCTATTGAAAGTCAGCTTCACACTCTCTACAGATTATCTCACGAATCTTAGGATTAGACTTGTTGGCAAGTCTGATGACGGAGAAGGTACATATCTGAAGACAGATGATGTCAGTATCGGTAGTAATGATGTGATCAATTTTGCCATCAACGAGAAAAGCTTCAAGATGAAATCTTACGGCTCGTTACCAGATGCACAGAAAGGGGTGAACGCTGATTACAGCTTCGGTATTCCTATACAGACAGCTTATGCAGAGCGTGAGAATACTAAATGCCCAGACTGGACAGTTCGAATAGAACTCGAGGCAGACAAAGCTACAGGCCCAGACTCGAATACGCGATACGAATTCACGTTTGACGGTGGAGGTGTTTCGGCAGATGGTGTTATATTAAATGAGAAATATTAGAAAGTAAGAACCGTGAGCGTATTTTTATTTAGTTTATGCTCATAATATCTTTGTCTATATATAACAACAATAAATCCAACTATGATAGAAAATATCCGTTCACTATGCGTAGGCATCGCCATCGCAGTTATAGCCTTCCTCAAGCCTATCGAGGGAGAGCTGACATCGCTAATGATAGTATTCTTCCTCAACTTTCTTTTTGGCTACCTGTCTGGCATGATAGCTAATCATGAAGACTTTAGCCTGAAGAAGGCTTTAAGATGTGGAGCGGAAGCCACTGTGTTCTTCATACTGTGCTGTGCCATATATACTGTTGGTCAGATGAAGCATCAGTACGAAGGAGCTCTGCAATGTGTGAGCTTCGTTACATACGTGGTACTCTACTTCTATGCTCTCAATATACTAAAGAACCTGAAGAAGATATTTAAGCCTGGTACTACACCATGGCAAATCGTGTCCTTCCTGTATTATATACTTCGATTCAAATTCATCGAGCGCATACCAGGACTGGCAGAATACCTCAATATTGCAGAACGACAAACCAACTAAACATAATACATCATGCAATTATCACAGCACTTTACTCTCGAGGAGCTCACTCGCTCAGTAACAGCTCGCAACAGAGCTATTGACAACACTCCATCTAAGTCAGACCTTGCAAACTTGAAGCTACTGGCAGAGACAGTCTTGGAGCCATTGCGTATAGCATTCGACAAACCAATCATCGTAAGCTCAGGATATCGCTGCCAGGAGCTCAATAAAGCTGTTGGTGGTTCAAGAACTTCTCAACATCTATTAGGGCAAGCTGCAGATATCCATGCCATGGGTAGCACAAAAGAAGACAATAAGGCCTTATTTGAGACTGCTGTTTCTCTTATACGTCAAGGTAAAATCAAAGTAGGACAATGCATCGATGAGTATAACTACTCGTGGGTACATATCTCTATACCAGGTAAGCATGTCAATAACATAATTCACATAAAATGAAAAAGAAGGATTTTCTTATGCCTGCAATACTGATAGTCATTGCAGCCGTAATAATCTCAATTACGACCGTGCTCGTTAAGAGAGAGCAATACAGAAGGAAGATTGAACATTTGCAATCTCAGATAGAGATATTGAACTCATGGAATGTCTATCCGAGTATTGTCCATGATACCATTCGCGATACGATACCTGTAGCATCAGCACCTGCTCTTGTAGTAACAAAAGAGGAATACAAAAAGGTTGCAGATAAAGCTCTGCTAAAAGACTTAGATGTAAAGCCTGCAGCAATAACCTCGCAGCTTCAGACGGAGATATCAACACGAGATAGCATAAAGTTAAAAGCAGCACCTGCAGATAACGACTATATATATCATGACCATTGGACAGACATACACTTATCACTCTCGGATTCCATTCTACAATATAATATGCGCGACTCTATAGCAATGTTCATCGCGCGTGACTATAAACATAGATTCCTCTTCTGGCGCTGGGGAACGAAAGGCTATAATGTGAAGCTCGTGAATTTTAACCCTCGTGCTACAATTAAATATCTGAAGTACGTGAAAGTGGAATAAAAAAGCAAGAAAACTTGGCAATATAAAGAAAAAGGTTTATATTTGCGATATAATAATTAAAACATCAAGAATATGGATACTTACTTTCTTTTGTCAGCGGTGTTCTTCGTAATGCTTATCTTGTTTCAAGGCTTACAGTCGGTAGGTAAAAAGATGAACAAGATAGCTAATACTTATGGTGTACGTAAAGAAAAGCCACAGCCAGTCATCGAGAGCGAGCCTAAGATTGAAACTATAAAAGAAGAAAGCAAGAAACCTGAGGATGACAACTCCTTCGCTCAAAGATGCAAGCGACAAATTGAATACGAGAAAACTCTTACTCCAGGCTCTGAAGAATTGAAAAAAGCTCGTGAAGACTTTAAAAAAGCATATTTAGAGGAGCGCGAGAGTGTAAGAGTGAAAATGTGCGAAGGACGTGAAATTAGAATAAAAGCTATAGAAAAATCTCCAGAATATTATGCTGGCAAAGAACAATACAATCATTATTTTGATTTATTCTTTTCGATGGAAGAAAATTATGTAAATTATATAAAAGAATCAGCATAATTTTGTATTTTCCCCCACATATAATAAGTGCTACATTTGGCTCATAAACCAAATATAGCACTTTTTATATGGAAAAAACTCAGACTTTTCGAACCATCATAAGTCTCAATGCTCAAGAGGCTAAAGACGATATAGCAGATCTTGAAAAGCGTCTTGAAGCATTGAAGAAGAAGAAGACGGATGCTCTTCGTAATCCTGAAACTTTAGTTAAAGATATCAATAAGTTTGATAAGGAAATAAAAGCTGCAGAGGCGAGTATCAAAGCTTATGGTAGCAATGTATCAAAAACTATAGACGTAATCCATAATCTCGGAACTTCATCGCTTGGAGATATTGAGAAAGCTGCTCGTGAAGTGCGTCGTGCTATGAAGCAGGTAACAAAGCCTGACGAATATAATGAGCTCAATAAAATCCTACAACGCTGCAAAGACCGCATGGACGAATTAAAGGATTCGTCTATACAATCTAAGAAAGAACTGCAAGCGCTCGACCAAGCCGCTGATAATCTCAAGAATGTTTTAGGCAATATCAATGGTGCATCTCTTAACGAACTGACAGCTGCAGCTACATTGCTGCAGCAAAAGCTTGGAGATATCAAACCAGATGATACCGCTTATCACGAGACTGCTGAAAACCTGTCTAAGATTAAAAATCGTATTCAGCAACTTAATACCTCGCAGAAAGAGGCAAACCTAACTATCGACAAATATGACGAAGAGATAAAAGCTGCTACAAGATCCGTAACGGACCTTGTCAGAGAGAATAATCTGATAGATGCAACTCTCAAGAATATAAGTGGCGCGTCACTACGTGACCTTCAATATTCTCTTAAGATTGTAAACGAACGACTCGCTGACCAGAAACAAGGTACTGCAGCATTTGAAGATCTGACGGACCATGCCAAGAAATTGAAAGCGCAGATAGCTGCTATTAATGGAGAACAAGAGAAGTCAGAATCCCTCTTCGGTAAAACAGCCAACTTTCTCAATAAAAACTGGGGCGCAATAACTCAGACTATTGCAGCCTATTCCGGATTGTCTTCTACTGTACGACAATCTGTGGCAGCCTATGCAGAAATGGAAGAATCAATGGCTAATGTGCGCAAGTATACAGGACAAACCGACGAGCAAGTACATCAGATGAACGAAGACTTTAAGCGTTTGGATACTCGTACACCACGTGAGCAGCTCAACGAACTGGCAGGTTCTGCAGGTAGACTTGGCATCACCAACAAACAGATGATAGAAGAATTTGTTGACGGAGCTGATAAAATTAATGTCGCCCTTGGTGACGATCTTGGTAAAGGAGCTGTTGATAAGATAGGTAAACTTGCCCAGATGTTCGGAGAAGATAGGACCAAAGGCTTGCGTGGAGCCATGCTCGCTACAGGCTCTGCCATTAATGAGCTTGCTCAGAATTCATCTGCTAACGCAGGCTATATAGTAGATTTCACGGCCGACCTTTCAGGCGTAGGTGTTCAAGCAGGAATGACACAGGCACAGATAATGGGCTTAGCATCAGCTCTCGATCAGAATATGCAGGAAGAAGCTACTTCTGCAACCGTATTCTCACAACTTATTACGAAGATGTACCAAGAACCTGCCAAATTTGCAAAGATTGCTGGTATGCAGGTTAAAGAGTTTACGAACTTGATGAGGACAAACGCTAACGAGGGTTTGATGACTTTTCTGGAAGCAATGAAATCTAAAGGTGGTTTTGACCAAATGGCACCTATGTTTGAGGCAATGAATCTCAATGGTACTCGCGCAGTGGGAGTTCTCTCAGCTGTTGCGTCACATCTTGATCAGGTAAAAACAGCTCAAGACCTCGCTACGAAATCGTATTCGGACGGTACAAGTGTACTCAATGAGTTCAACACTCAAAACTCTACAGTTCAGGCAAATCTCGATAAGGCAAAAAAACAATTTCAAGATCTAAATATTGAACTTGGTAAAAAACTGATACCTATATCAGCTTATGCCATCTCTACAATGAGTATTGCAATACGAACATTAGTAACATTAGTAAACTACGTTGCTAACAACGCAAAAGAACTTGCAGTGCTTGGTGTTGCCATTACTGTATGCACAGTACTGTGGTATAAAGAGACTATAGCTGTAAAGCTTAACACTTTGACGGAAGCTCTCAATATGGCAATGGACAAAGCACTTGTCTCAACACAAACTCTACTCAAAGCTTCACTTGTTGCATTAAGGGCAACATGGGCGTTGCTAACTAAGGGAGTACAAGGCTATATCGCGGTAATGAGAGCTGCGCGAATTGCCAGTTTAACTAATCCTTGGGCTGCATTAGCTACGGTTCTTACTGTAGTAGGCGTCGCTGTATATGGTGCTGTAAAGGCATTTAACTCATACAATGAAGCTCTTCGAAACAACTTACAGGAAGTGAAAAACAGAAAAGCAGTATTGGAGCAAAATCAAGCATTAGAGAAAAAAGTGGCTGACGCGACTATTGACGAGCGTAGCAAAATAGAAATGCTCACCAAAATTATTCGCTCTAATGCGTATAGTATAAAAGAACGTAAAGCAGCTATAGCTGCTTTGCAAAAAATGGTTCCAGAATATCATGCAAGTATATCTAAAGAAGGTAAATTGTATAATGAAAACAAAAAAGCCATTGAAGACTATGTTAAGAAATTGGAAGATGCAGCCATGGCTGAAGCAATATATGAGAAGAAGAGGGAGATTGCCAAAAAACGTCTTGAACTAAAAACGAAAGAAACAAAGATTAAAGGTTCGCTAAAAGCAGTTAAGGCGGAGAGGGAGGCTCATCCTAACATATATACAACAAAAAAAGTGTTTAGACCTGGAACTTCTCTCTATGACAAAGGTGGCTATATTCACATAGATAGCGATGCGCTAAAATCTAATAAGAAGCAAGGGTGGATACATACAAAACGTTTAGAGGCAGTAGTGAGTCAAGAAAAAGTTCTTGATGCTGAAGAAGCTGCTTTAAATAGAACCATCAATAGCAATAAGAACATAAAAAAAGTATTAACAGATATTATAAAAAAGGACGATGGCGGTACCAATACGACAAATGGGAATATAAATCTTTCATCTCTTCCTGGGTATACTAACAGCACCAATAATACTGGCAGTACTGGTGACCCCCAAGAAGACAGGGAGGCTGCAGCTAAAAAACGCGAACAGGAGATGTCTGCAGAAACAAAAGCTGCATATGAGGCAGAACTACAGGCTGCAAAGGATAAGACAGAAAAAGAGCAGGCAGAAAACTTGTTAGCTTTCTCACAAGGTGAGAAACTATATACAGAATATTTCGATGCTCGGCACGAGATAGCAGAACGTGGGTATCAAGCTCTTGAAGAGATATACCAAAAGTATGGCACAGACTACGGTCAGATGCAAGAGGAAATAGCTTCAGAACAAACGGAACGTGAAAAAGACCATGTTAAGGCTATGGTTCTTGACATAGAGGCATACCGCCAAAAATCTATAAATCAAGCAAACAACGAGTTTGAAGACCCTAAGTCTGATATGTACCACGATGAAGAAGCTCTGAACGAACGACTCTTTGAAATTGATATGACTGCTCTTGCAGACCGTAAGACTGCGCTTACTGAAGGGACAGAAGAATGGCTTAATGTGAGTGCAGAGATGACACAGAAGGAAGAAGAACATGCTATATATTTGAAGCAACGATATAACGATCTCCTGGCTCAATATCGTGCTGAGTGGGGGCGTAAAGACATTAAGGAGCAAGAAGATATTGCTCTTAAAGGCCTAGATTCATTGCACTCTAAAAAGCTATTGAAGGAAGAAGAGTATGAAGAGATGAAAAAGAAGATTCGACTTCACTATGCAGAACTTGAATCTTCTGAAAATCTTAAGAACTCTGCAGGGGAGCAATTTAAGCAGAATGTTCAATCTGCATATAACACTGCTTCAAATAATGCACAGGCAGATTATAGCGACAAGCATCCTAATGGTCTCAATGTTGGTAACTTGCTGACCTCTGATATTGACATATACAAGTCTACTCTTGATAATATTAAGAGTATGGAAAAAGAGAGTGTTATCAGTCATCAAGTGGCTATGGCTACCATGTCGGAAGCGACTGCAAATATGTGTAATAATCTTGTTACTAAGATGCAGGCTGCAATGGATACTGTCTCTCCTCTGCTTAGTGGAATGTCGTCGTATTATGCTGCTCAATCTGACTACGAGGTTACCATAACCGAGAAGAAATATGAGAAGCTCATAAATGCAGCTGGTAACAATACTGCCAAGACAAAGAAGCTCGAAGAGAAGAAAGAGAAGGAAGTTGCAAAGATTAAGAGCAAATATGCTCGCAAGCAAGCAGCTATGCAGATAGCTCAGGCTATCGCCCAAACAGCACTCTCAGCTATCATGGCCTACTGTTCTGTCATGCAAGGCGTACCGTACCCCGCTAATATGGTGCTTGCTCCAGTCGCTCGTGGTATTGCTATTGCAGCTGGTGCGATACAGATTGCAACCATAAAGAAGCAGCAACAGGCTCAAGAAGCAGGCTATTACGAAGGAGGATTCACTGGTGGTAAACGCTACAGAAGAGAAGCTGGAGTTGTGCACGAAGGCGAATTTGTTGCTAATCATAATGCAGTCAACAATCCTTCTATCCTTCCTGCTCTACAACTTATAGACCAGGCGCAGCGCAATAATACAGTTAGCACACTTACTGCAGCTGATATTTCTCGTTCTATAGGTCAAGGTGGAGCGACGGTGGTGTCAGCTCCTTCGGTTACTGTACAGACTAACAACGAGGACTTGAAGAACACCATCGATGATACAAACATAGTTATCGATAACTTGCGAGATTTGCTTGCTGCAGGTGTTCATGCAAAGTTGTCGATGGCAGAATTGGATAGAGAATGGAAACATTATCAACGTTTACAAAGCAATAAATAGTATGATAGTATGTACAATCGATGGCAAAGTAGGTGTGCCATCATCATCTGAAGAGATTAAGGTTACATTCGAGAATCAATATATCAGAGATTCAGGCTCGTATACCTATGACATTTCATTCCCGATGTCAATACACGAGAATCAAGTATTGTTTGGTAATGTGCAGCGTATGGACGTTAAGAAGACGTTGCCAGACTACGAAGATTGTAAGCTATATGTTGACAATATCCTTGTTATGAGTGGCAAAGCTACTGTAACAAGCATCACCAACGAGACTGTGAAGCTACAGCTCGTTGGTGGCAAGTCTCGCATTAAATACAATGCTAAGTTTGAATCACATTATATTGATGAAATTGACTATCCGAGAGTTGTCGTAACCAAAGGTCTCGATAGAGAGGGCTATGCAAGTATACCAAGAATTAACTTCAATGGCACCTGGCCTCTGTATCATGCAGGCGAGCCATTGATGGTAGACTTTACGGATTATAACTTCGTTGGCCAACCAGGTGTCGCTGCCTTCAACCCTATTAATGATGAGCATAATGAGGATACCCTAAATAATGCTGTTGTATGGGTTAAAATAGATAAATTCCGAGTTGATGGTATGCACTGGCCACCTGGTGAAAGATTAGTTATGTATAATCTCGCAGTTCAACCTTTTCTGATGTATGTCATCAAAAAGGTTATGGAGTATGAAGGTTATAAGCTTATACGTAACGACTTCGATGTAGAACCATGGAATAGCATACTCATAGCAAATGCTATGAACACGGTAAACATAAAAGACGCTCTACCACATTGGAAGGTATATACTTTTCTGGAGGAGGTAAGAAAATTATTCAATGCGTCTATTGTTTTTAATGAGTTTGAGAAGACTGTACAGATACTCTCAACAAACGAACTTGGCACAAATGATATTGTGAGCTACGAATGCTCAGACGAATATACTTGCGAGTATGACGAAGATGGTTTATCGAACTTGGCTACCTCTAATATAGAATACGACTTCGATTCATCAGCAAACCATGATTGGAGAGATTATATCTCACAATCTGTACAAAAACAATTTAAAACAAAGGAATATAAAACCTACGAGGAACTTGTTGCTGCATATAAGGGTATGAGCCAACGTGAACAAAGTACGCAAATATTCAAAGTTGGCAATAAATATTATATATCAGGAAAGGAGCCTGCCTGGTGGGATGATCCTAATAGTGAAAGATTATACAAAAGTTTAATACGCTGTGGATTTTTCAATCCTCTTATAAGAGATACGGAAAGTGACGACTATGTAAGTCTGAAGATTAGTCCTGTAGCAATGGTAAAGAGGAGGAAGAATAACACTAAGGGCTTTTGGTGCAAAGGAGACAAACAAGAAAACAAATGGGTGTATGTTCCATCGGTTCCAAACGAGAAACAAGCATCGCTTGACAATATGGAGGTCGATGACGAAGGAGAATATTACACAACCGTTCAAGATGCCATGCAAGGAATGGTAGAAGATACGACCACCACGGAGGAGGAAGATGTATCGATGCCAATTATGTTTCAAAGCCCATATTTATGGAGTCTCAGCACAAATGGTAGTACATCTTATAATGACAAAGTACACGATAGAGAAGACGTTAGACAAAGAATCCCTAAGACCTACACAGCGTCTGGTATGTACGAAATGTTCACTACTGAGCCGGAAGAAGCCTCTCTATCATTATCGAATATATTAAGAACAGCAGGAAATCTTAAAATAGATAAGCATAATCTGATAACCTATGATTTGATAACAAAGGATATTCCAGATCCATCTAAGCTCTATCTTCTTCGCAACAAAAAATATGTATGTGCAAAGATAGAGGTCTATATTCGTCAAGGAAAAATTAGCAATATGAAAAAAGGCTATTTCTACGAGGTTTTATAGTTCGCCTCGGAAATGCTTAGTTTCTTCGTGAGCAACCTTTTCTGATTTGAGATATTTGTTGGTGATTGAGATATCAGAATGCCGAGCTTGATCTCGTGCAACAACAATACCTTCTGCATTAGCCAAATCTCGAATGCCAGAATCCTTAAGACTGTAGAATTGGTATGAGTTAGGGAAGCCAAGCGCTTTCCTTACTCGTGCCCATTCTTGTCTGAATCGATTAATAGCAATTTGTTCTTTACCTGGTCTAACATCTTTACCAAACAGATAATCAGAGGAAGGATTATTGAATATACCTTGATCTACCATCAACTTTAATATCGTATCATTAAGAGCAACCGCCTGCTCTTTCCTGTTCTTTGATACATCTGCAGGTATAGTAATTGTCTGATACTTAATTGATATATATCCAATTTTGATGTGACGTAACTCTTCAGGACGTATGAAGGTATAATATTCCATCATACAGGCAAGATAGAACCATGGGCATTTATCCAACGCATACTCCTTGAGCTTTCGTAAATCTTCAATCTTGATGGCATCACGGAACTTTTCACCCTCCTTCATCATTGATATACTTTCAACGCAATTCTCCTTAACCTTAATTCCGCAACACTTTGATTTAACTTTATTTATAAGTTCCTGAGCAACAA